GGAATGGAGAAAGAAATAAAATGACGCTTTTCAGATTAAGGTTGAATGATGGAACAGAAATTCCAATGTCGGTAGTTGAGAACATGAACTTTGGCGGGCAGCAAGGTGTTGTAATTTACGAAGCACCAGGCAGCGATGGTGGAACATTACTCACTACTGGTCGATTAAATAACTCTGTTACTCTGAGCGGAAGATTACTCGGAACAGACATAATTGATTTGAACAACAAGAAAGTAGCAATCGAAAGAATTCGTGACCTTGGAGAGCCAGTCAACCTGGATAGTCCACTGGATTCAGAAGACACAGGCAGATATGTCATAGAAACTTTTGAAGGAAGCCTTCCTCTCGGTCAAGCAAGGTTCATAAATTTCACACTCATATTACGAGAATACAGGCAGGCAAATATCCAAGCAGCAGCAATCAGTCTTGTCAATTTCCAGCCAGCAGAATTATTGAAGCAAAGAGCATCGGATAGAAATTTATTGGCAGGATAAAATGAGAAAGATTAAGAAACCACAGAGCAATAGTTTAGTAAGCACATGCAGCAAATGCGGGAATCTCAAAATAAGAATTTACAATAAAAAAGGCGAGAAGCACAGGAAAGTCCTACAAGAAAATAAAGGGCTATGTAAATGTTAAGATGGCAAAAGTCCCAAGACAAATCATGGAAATCGGAAGCGGAACGAACTCGATAGAGACAACGGAAGCTTTCAATATCACTGGAGAATTTGATATCGACAATCTTTGGGGAACTCTTTCTTTCAGTTTACCTTATCTTTTGCCTGGACAGAAAAATGTCACAGACACAGGAGTTTTGGATATCACTCGATTGAAGAAGTTCGATACAGTCAAACTCTACTATGATGAGATTGAGAACACAATCAGTCCAGTCAGACCAGGAAATCTCGTCAATGTGTTCTACGGATTCATAGATTCAATCAAGCTTGTGAAGAACAAAGATTCAATTGATTATTCATTCTCTGCTCTTGGGACAATGGCACTTGCAGATGACAGGAATTTAATCTTCGAAAGAAAAACAGGTGAGCTTCAGAATTTAATCATAGGTTCACCAACAAGAGTTGGAACTCTCGACCCGAATGACATAGGAATTTTGCAGCTCGCTTTCGGAGCACAAACAAGCGTCATCGTTCCAGAAGTTGCATTCATTGATATTGAAGCGAACACATTGTTCGTGAATCTCCAGGGCGGGAAAAAGCTTTCTGAAGTCCTAAAAGAAATCAGAGATAAATATGCAGTCATCATCCATCAGACAGGGAACGGAACGCTCCAGGTCTTCACACCTTTCTTCTTGCTCAGTTCTCAAGATAGCGAGTATCTCAATGCTTACGGATGGGATTTCAAGCTTGGAGTCAATATGTATAACCTTGATTACGGAGACCTGACCAACGCAATCAATTCTGTTGTTGTCCTTGGATTGGGTGGTGTTGTTGGAGTTGCGGTTGACCCTGTGATGGTTCAGCTCAATGCTGGAAGTGGAAACGCAGTCACACAGGCAGACTACAATTATCTTGTATTCGAGCAGAGAGATTTACAAGGTGTGGAAGCTTGTCAGAAAGTCGCAAGACAAAAGCTCTTGGAGATTACCAGGAATTTTTCAATAACATTCAAGACTAAGTTCCTTCCGCAGTTCGCAGTCGGGCAGCCATTCATAGTGAATGATAACGACAGATTTACAAGTGACCAAATCTGGATAATAAAAAAGTTCAGCTTCACAATCAACAAGGATGATATCAGTTGTGACATCACAGGATTCGCAAACTCACTTGACCAGTTCCCTGAAGACATTATCATTGATGCCACAGGAATTGCAGATGTAGACCAACTCGAAATCAGAACCAAATTGCCAGCAGAACTCAACTGGCTGGATAATATTTAAAATGTTCGTGAACCCAAACAGCATCTATAAAATCCTGAAAGGGATAATCCAGAAGGAGCTTGCCTTAGTGAAAGGAATCTCAATCTGGAAAGTGACAGAGATTGATTCAGCCACTTACACAGTTAACATCAGAGACCTGAACTTCAAGCAACTTGAATACAAAAATGTTCCGATACTTGGGATTGGTATGGGTCATTACAAAGGAATCTTTAAATTTCCTGAAGTGGATGACTTGGTGCTTGTTGCATTTCTTGGCGGGACATCATTGCAGCCAGTCATGCTCGGCTCATTGATTGATACCTACACACAGAATCCTGACGGAGTTATTCGGATAAATACCAACGAGCTTTTCATCACTCAAAAGACATACGGTTCAATTATTTTTATAAAGGCAGACAACACCATTGAAATAAAAGTGCCTGATTCCACTGGAGATTTGACCAAGGGAGCCAGGATGAAGTTATCTCCAGATGGCAGCTTCAAGGTGTTCAACAAAGATAACTATGGAATAGAATGTGATTCATCAGGCAATATTACAATTCGTGGAGTTACAGTGAACCACACAACAACGCCAGGGACATTTTAAATGATTGCACCAACAAAACCAAATGGACTCGAAGAAGCAGTCGGGAAGCCGATGTATAAATTCCTGACAACACAGCTCGGAACAATACTCGAAGGAGAAACTCAAGAAGCAAGAGATGTTGCGAATACATTATTTGCGAGAGGGATGGAAAGACTTTACAAGCGTGGAGTCAAGACACAATACACAACCTATTATGAGGAAATGCTGGAAGTTGTTCAGCACGGAAGAAAATTCATGGACACCGATGCTGGCAAACAAATGAAAAATGACACTTATATCCGATGAAGATGCTACCACTATTCATACTGGAACTGTTTGTAGTGGCAGTGTTGCAGGGACAATTCAAGTCGGCAGCAATTCCTTCGTTACAATTGAAGGCAAACTGGTCATGGTTGATGATGGAGATGTCCTTGTTCCAAGCCATCTGAACCCACCATGCACACCAGGAACTCCAAGCTCACATTCGTTTACACCCGACACCATAGCTCAATCCTTTGTAACTGTCGAAGGCAATGCTGTTATCCTTGATGGAGACAGTTATCTGGCAGACCCAACAGTGATTGACAGTCCAGGGAGCAATTCATTTGTCGAGGTAATTTAAATGAAATACACAGAAAAACTCAATAAGCTAAAAGAAGATGTCGCATACAGGATAACATCACAAGCAGATTCACATATTCATAAATGGCGACCAGGCGAAGAGATTACATCTTCCGCAGGAAACAGCGAAGACGAACCAGGTCACTCACATAAAATTGATGAGGAGAAGATGCTTGCACTCACAGCAGACGAGCATTTCCATAAGCTACTTTAAAAATGGTAACAGCAGAAGAAAGAATGGGACAAGATATCTTGATGGATATCGGAATCAATGACGATGTTTTGATTAGCTCGACATCTGATTTCAAGATTGCGTTTGGAACAACTAACCTTGCACAAGCAGTCGTCAACAGATTGCGAACCGCAGTCGGAGAACTTGAGCTGCATCCTGATTATGGATGTCGGCTCGCAACACTCATCGGAACAATTGCGAATGAATTCACACTTAATCTCGCAAGACAACATATCAGGGAAGCACTTCTCCAGGAGCCAAGAATAAAAACAATCAACAAAATCACAACAACATTTACTGACGCATCCAAGAATGTAATCCAATGCGAAGTCTTGCTCACTCCAATCGACAGCGAGGTTCCGCTCAATATCATTTATCCATTTTTCATAACAGGTGAGACATGATGTTTTATTTGACAACTCCAGAAGATAATGAAATCATGACCAATATCTCATGGCGAGATAAAGTCAGGGAGTTGTGCAACGAAAAACAAATGGAAGAATTTGGGAATGACCTTGCGGATGAACTCAAGCGATTCCAGGAAACAAACATTCCTCGATGTCCAAAATGCAAAGCCGATTTTGATAGAGATGGAGAATACGCATGGAAGCCAACTTGCGGATGTGCACCAAGATTGAGGTTGATGATAGGATGAAACAGAAATTTATAGAAAGCATTGAAGCTACTCGGAATCATTTTGAAGGAAAGAATGTCACACCAGTCGGCTACTTTAAACATCTCGAAGAAGAGATGAAGAACCGAGGAATGAATAAACAAGCAGACAGGCTTGATATTATGCTTAAAGAAAAAATTAGAGAAGGGGTGTTTTCCAAATGACACAATTCACAGTCAAACCACTAAATGATATTATCTCCGACCTACTCTTGAATGTCTTCAATAATGTTGATGATGTGACAGATGGAAATGTTGGCGGAGTTCTCAGACAAATGCTTGAAGCAGTTGCACTTGAGATAAGCTTGCTTTATGATTCGCTCCAAATAATTTATGATGGAAGCCGAGTTGATACAGCAACAGGAACAGACCTTGAACAAATCGGTGCACTGGTCGGGGTCACAAGAAAAGATGGAACCAACGCACAAGGAGATGTTTCATTTATCAGATTAACTCCTGCTTCAGTTGATTTTACGATTGCAGCAAATTCAATTGTAAGCTTACAACCGAACACAGGCGAAGAACAATTGAGATTCTTAGCAGTTGCGAACACAACTTTCTTTGCGAGCATAGATACAGAGTTGCACACATTTAGAGATGGAATCTTTGGCTATCCTCTTACAGAAAGATTGCTTGATTCAATCACACTTCTCGAAGCAGAAGTCGGAGCAGTTCCAGGAACAGCACTTACTGAAGGTGTTGATTTTGAAATCATTCCGAATGCAGTTGCAGTCCGTATTGAGGATGCTGATTCTCTTGTCATGCTTGATGATTGCGAAACTGCTGATTGGACAGAATCCGCAGATGCAACAGCAGATGCACTTGACGCAGTTGAATTCCGAGAAGGAAGCAATTCACTCAAGCTCGGAAAGTCTGGAGTCGCAAGCAATACAATAACCTACGAAAAGATTCTTGCAGCAACGGAAGACGGAAGCGATGGAGATTTGCATGTTTGGATTTATGTCAAGGATGCCACAGCTCTTTCAAAGATTGATGAACTTAAATTACTATATGCAAGTGGTGGCAACGATAATAATTCTTATGAGCTTTCTTTCTTGAATGCAGAATTGACAACAGGCTGGCAAAGATTATGGGTCAGCAGGAATGATGATTCAATAGTCCAGACAGGATTCCCAAGTATTTCTGCAATCAATTTCCTAAGAATAACAATCATCACACCTCTTGCAGCAGACACTTTAACATCTGGCGATGTCAACATGGATATGTGGAGCTTTACCGAAGACACAGAATATGATGGAGATTACATAAATTTTATCATTGGTGGCACGCATCCAGATGATAACACAGATTTCGATACAGATTATGTTCCTCTCTCAAGAGAAGTTCCTTGTATTGCTGAATCTGTCGGGATAAAATACAATGTGAGCAAGCACAAGATTGTGTTCATGGTTTCAAGTATCCCGAACATCCAGAGCGTTGACAATTATGAGCAGATGGGTGGCGGAGTCGATGTGGAAACTGATGACGAGCTGAGAGAACGAATCCAAGATACATCCCTTGCGGGAGCTGCAACAGCCGAAGCACTCAGGCAAGCATGTCTCGCAGTAGATGGAATCACATCTGTCAGTGTCAGGGATATGCCAAGTCAATCAGCAAGTAGTGAAGGTCATCTCTATTCTACC